ATGCGTAGGGAAGACCTTGAGAAAGGAACAATAATTGGAACTGTTGCAGATCCGCTTGGCCAATCACTTAAAGAAATAAATGACGCTATTGGTAAAATACCTAACGCTACACCGTCGGATAAAGCAACAGTAAGCGAAACTAATCCTACCCCATTAAGGAGAAACAGGGCCGATGGTGGACCAGTACAACCAGGAGAACCGTATTGGGTCGGTGAAGAGGGCCCTGAATTAGTTACATTTGAAACACCCGGTGAAGTAATACCTACTGACGAAATTGCCAATTTTGGTAAAGAAAAAGAACGTACTCCGTTTGAAGATATGAATAAAATGTTTGCCTCAATGCAGACAAAGGTACAGAGTAAAATGCCAGATTTTGGTCAGATGTTTGAATCTATGGAAGTAGATTTTCCTGATATAGAATCTTTGATAGCAGATAAGTTTCCAGAAATGGCAGAGATTGATTCTTTAATGCCTGACTTTGCCAGTATCTTTTCAACTGCTATGCCTACAGTTGATGATTTTGAACAAACTATGCCAGATTTTGCTAATCTGTTTACTAATAGTTTACCTAGCACAGATGATATTACACAGGCAATGCCAGATTTTGATGTATTAACTAGCGAGCTAGCATCTATAAGTCCAATGTCTCAACTAGAAGGACTGTCATTACCAACACCGGAAGCTATCCCAGAAGCACCAAAATTTGACATTGACTTTGATGCATTTGGTAGTGAAATAACTAAAGCACTAACTCCTCCATCATCCACTGAAGAGCCAACTGTTACTGGTCCGCTTGAAGAACCAACAGATACTGCCACTCTTAATGATGTCAAAGAACAATTAGTTCAGTTAAATACAAACATACTTGAACTGATTGCCCATTCTGCGGCCGCAGCCGAAAACACAGGAATGGCAGCAAAGGCAACCAGGGATCTAAACGGAAACCTATTCGCATAATATGTCTTGGAAAAAATACTTTACACCAGTGCCTGTTAAGGGAGGTAACTCTAACTTCTCACCTGTTGGCAGTGCAGGTAATCCAGGACCTGCTAGAGCTAACTACGCCAGCTACCTACCAGATGTATACACAGGTAGTCCAAATAGATTAGAAAGATATCAACAATATGAAGTAATGGACAGTGATCCAGAAATTAATGCTGCCTTGGATATTCTTGCAGAATTCTGTACACAAAAAATCAAAGACGGACAAAGTGCATTTAAAATCAACTGGCGCCACAAGGCTACTAACAGTGAAGTTCGTATCTTAAATGAATATCTTCAACACTGGAGTAAACTACAGGGGTTTGATACAAGAATATTTCGTATTGTGCGAAACGTTTTCAAATTTGGCGACAGTTTCTTTATCCGTGATCCAGAAAATCAAAAATGGGTTTATGTAGATCCAGGTAAAGTTACAAAAATTATTGTCAATGAAAGTGATGGTAAAAAGCCAGAACAGTATGTAATTAAAGATATTAATCCTAACTTTCAAGATCTAGTTGTTACACAGATTACCACAACTATCAAACAGACAAACCCTGCAGGTGGCGCTGGAGGCAGTAATTATGTGTCCGGCGGCGCCGCAAATAGAGGAGCAGTAGGAGCATATCCTCAGGCAAATTCTACTCGTTTTAGCATGAATGAAGGCGAGTATACTATTGATGCTAAACATGTTGTACACCTAAGTCTCAGCGAAGGACTTGATAACAATTACCCATTTGGTAACAGCTTATTAGAAAATGTTTTTAAAGTATACAAGCAGAAAGAACTGCTTGAAGACGCTATCTTAATCTATCGTATTCAACGTGCGCCAGAGCGTAGAGTGTTTCATATTGACGTGGGTAACATGCCAAGTCACATGGCTATGGCATTTGTTGAACGTGTTAAAAATGAAATACATCAACGCCGTATTCCTAGCCAAACTGGAGGTGGTACAAATGTCATTGATTCAGCGTATAATCCGTTATCTATCAACGAAGACTACTTCTTCCCCCAAACTGCTGAAGGAAGAGGAAGCAAAGTTGAGACTTTGGCAGGAGGTACGAATCTCGGCGAGATCGATGATTTAAAGTACTTTACTAACAAATTATTCCGCGGTTTACGTATTCCTAGTAGTTATTTGCCAACTGGCGCAGATGACAGTCAAGCATCATTTAATGACGGCCGTGTTGGCACAGCATACATTCAAGAACTGCGTTTTAACAAATATTGTGAGCGTTTACAGAACTTAATTCACGGTATTTTTGATCAAGAATTTAAACTCTATATGTATTCACGTGGTGTGAATATTGATGCTAATCTATTTGAATTAGAGTTTAATCCGCCTCTAAACTTTGCCAGTTCACGCCAAGCAGCCGTTGATGCAGAACGTATTAATACATTTAATACAGTACAAGCACTGCCATTTATCAGCAAACGTTTTGCTCTTAAACGTTACTTAGGTTTAACTGATGAGGAGATTGCAGAAAACGAACGCATGTGGGGCGAAGAACAAGGCAAAGGACAGCCAACACATACTGATGCCGCAGGTGAATTGCGTTCAGCTGGTCTAAGTGCCGCAGGTATTGAAGGCGATCTAAGCGGAATGGAAGACCTAAGTGGTCCAGATGATCTAGCTCCAGAAGAACCAGGAGCAGTACCTACACCGCCTGTTGCACCGACAGGTCCAGCAACACCGCCAGCTGGCTAAATATTAACATGATACTTCGCGAATTGTTTTATATTGATCCTGACACACGAAAAGTTTCTAACGACTTACGTTACGATGCTGGCCGTGATAGCGATCAAATGTTTCGTTCTGATACACGTAAAACACGTCTTACTTTACGAATGATTAACGAATTACGCAAAGCCAGCGAAGCACACTTTTTAGAACAGGAAAGCGAGCTAGAGTTTATAACTTCAATGTATAAGACACCAGAAGCACCTCCAGCTGCCTAAAAAAACTTAAAAAACTCCGTTTTTTTAGGTATATCTACCCTGTTTTTTAATCTTAGCGTAAATATACTACAGCCTTGTAATTACAGGAGAAAAAAACATGACTGATCGTAAAAAATTCGAGCAGATGCTCGAGCTTCTAATTAACGAAGAAACAGAAAAAGCCAAGGAACTTTTCCACGATATCGTTGTTGAAAAGAGCCGCGAGATTTATGAAAGCCTCTTAGAATCTGATTTTGAACAAGAAGAAACTACAGAAGGTATGGACGAAGAGCCAACAGAAGGTATGGACGAAGAGCCATACGAAGCTGCCGATGATGAAGAAGGTGGTGACGAGCCAGACATGGGCGGTGACGAAGAATCACCAGACATGGCCGGCGACGAAGAAGACATGAGTGACGAAGAGCAAACAGATCGCATTTTAGATCTAGAAGATGCTCTAGAAGAACTCAAAGCAGAATTTGAAGAATTAATGGCCGGTGGTGGCATGGACGACGAAGGCGATGAAATGGGCGACCTAGGCGGCGATGCTACAGACGACTTCATGGCTGACATTGAAGACGATCCAAAAATGGACGAGTTTGCTTTTGAAGAAGCAGACGAAGATCTAGAAGAAGAAGCAGACGAAGATCTAGAAGAAGAAATGGATGATGACAGCGTTGAAGAATCAATGATTCGTGAATACGTTGAAAAGGTTGCTACAGCTAAAATGGGTGATGACGGTGCAAACACCAAATCAATCGTAGCAGGCAAGAACGATATGGGTGGCACAACTGCTAATATCGTAAAAGGTGCCGATGGCGGCAAGGGCGGTACACAAGGTGGTCTAGCAAATCCTTCTACTAAAGAAGATAATGCAGGCAACGTAAATGTACCTGGTGCTAAGGCAGCAACTAAGCTAAAGTCAGTTCCAAAAGGTCACGGTGCAGAGAAGAAAGGCACAGGCGACAACGGAGCTAACACTAAGAGCTTAATTGGATCAAGAAAGTAAGATGTTACATCTCCGAGAAAATCTGAGTTTTGATCAGGCTAAAATCATAGTTGAGTCTGATGACAAAGAGGGTAAAAACCTGTATATGTCGGGTATCTGCATTCAAGGCGGTATCCGTAACGCAAACCAGCGTGTTTATCCTGTACAAGAAATTGGCAAGGCTGTCAAGACACTCAATGATCAGATTCAAAATGGTTACAGCGTTCTCGGCGAAGTAGATCATCCTGATGATCTAAAGATAAACTTGGATCGTGTAAGTCACATGATAGTTAATATGTGGATGGACGGTCCAAACGGCTATGGTAAACTTAAAATTTTACCTACACCAATGGGACAACTAATTCGCACCATGCTTGAAAGTGGTGTGAAATTAGGAGTAAGTTCGCGCGGATCCGGAAACGTCAAAGATGACGGTTCCGGTGAAGTGTCAGATTTTGAGATTATCACAGTAGATATGGTAGCTCAACCCAGTGCTCCTGGCGCATATCCAACACCAATTTACGAACACCTGATGAACAGTCGTGGTGGTTATAATGCCTTGCGTATAGCGCAAGAGGTGAAGGGTGACCCTAAAGCACAGAAATATCTCAAAGAGAGCTTATTAGGAATAATAAGCAAACTCCAATAACAAGGAGAATCACATGTTGGATGCACTAAAACAGCTTTTTGAAAATAATGTGATTTCTGAAGAGATCAAAGAGAGTATTCAAGCGGCTTGGGATCAAAAGATTTCAGAAAACCGTGAATTGGTTACTCAACAATTACGTGAAGAGTTTGCACAAAAATACGAACATGATAAAAATGTCATGGTCGAAGCAATTGACAGAATGCTTTCTGATCAACTAGCTTCAGAAATTGTCGAATTTGCAGATGATCGTAAGCAATTAGCAGAGATGAAAATCAAGTACGCTAAAAAAATGCAAGCAGATGCAGGTGTTATGAAGGAATTTGTAACACGCCAACTAGCATCTGAAGTTGCAGAATTGCACGAAGATCAGAAAGTAATGGCTGACAAGTTTGGTAAACTTGAACAATTCGTAATTGAAGCTTTGGCTCAAGAAATTACAGAGTTTTACAAAGATAAGCAAGACCTAGCAGAAACAAAAGTACGCTTGGTTAGAGAAGGACGTGAACAGATCAAACAGGTAAAAGAGAAGTTTGTTAAACGTGCCGCTGAAATGGTTGAAGGTGTAGTAAGTCAGAACCTAACTTCTGAAATTACAGCACTGAAAGAAGACATTGAAGCTGCTCGTCGTGCAGATTTTGGTCGCAAGCTATTTGAAGCCTTTGCTTCTGAATACAGCACCAGCTACCTAAATGAGAAGTCAGAAACTGCAAAATTGCTCAAAGTCATAGACAAAAAATCACTAGAGATTGGCGAAGCTCACAAAGTTGTAGTCAAAGCTCAGAAAGTCATAGAAAGCAAACAAGCAGAAATTGCGGCTTTAAAAGAAGCGCAAGAACGCAAAGATATCATGAATGAACTTCTAGCACCTTTAAGCAAGGAGCAAAAAGTTATCATGGGCGAATTAATGGAAGGCGTGAAAACTTCTAAACTTAACGAAAGTTTTGAGAAGTATCTACCAGCGGTTATCGATGGTAAAGCCCCGCAGAAAAAACAGGCACTTGTAGAGGCAAAAGAAATCACAGGTAATAAGGAAATTACCAACAGCGCACGTAGCAGTGAGAACGACGGCAATATAGTCGATATACGCCGCCTCGCTGGACTAAAAATTTAAGGAGAAATTTAAATGTCAGAACTACTAACAAGCCGTTGGGCAGAAACTAAAGAGGCCCTACTAGAAGGCCTACAAGGTACTAAGAAATCTGTAATGGGAGCTACTCTTGAGAATACACGCAAGTATCTCGCAGAAACAGCTTCCGCAGGTACTACTTCTGCCGGCAACGTTGCTACCCTAAATCGCGTCATTCTTCCAGTTATCAGACGTGTAATGCCAACAGTTATTGCTAACGAGTTGGTAGGCGTTCAGCCAATGACTGGTCCAGTTGGTCAGATTCATACTCTAAGAGTACGTTATGCTGACACATTCAACGCTGGTAACAGCGGTGCTACAGCAGGTGAAGAAGCTCTAAGCCCATTCAAGATTGCTGAGAGCTATTCTGGTGCTACTTCAGGTAAAGCTGCCGCAACAGCCGCTCTTGAAGGTGCTGCTGGTAACAAGCTCAGCATTCAAATCTTAAAGCAGACTGTCGAAGCCAAGACACGTAAGTTAAGTGCTCGTTGGACATTTGAGGCTGCTCAAGATGCACAAGCTCAGCAAGGTATTGATGTTGAAGCAGAAATTATGGCTGCTCTAGCACAAGAAATCACAGCTGAAATTGATCAAGAGATCATTGCTTCTCTAACAACCCTAGCTGGTACACAAAACCAGCAAGCCTATAACCAGGCAGCAGTAAGTGGTACAGCTACATTCGTTGGTGACGAGCATGCCGCATTGGCAGTTCTAATCAATCGTGTTAGCAACACAATCGCTCAGCGCACACGTCGTGGTGCAGGTAACTGGGCAGTTGTAAGCCCAACAGCATTGACTGTTCTTCAGTCTGCTACAACTAGTGCATTTGCTCGCACAACAGAGGGAACATTTGAAGCCCCAACAAACACCAAGTTTGTTGGTACACTAAACAACGCTATGAAAGTTTATGTTAACACATACGCTGGTAGCGACACAGTTCTAGTTGGTTACAAAGGTTCAAGCGAAAGCGATGCGGCAGCATTCTACTGCCCATACATTCCTCTAATGAGCTCTGGCGTTGTTCTAGATCCATCAACATTCGAACCAGTCGTATCATTCATGACACGTTATGGTTATGTTGAACTAAGCAACACAGCAAGTTCTCTAGGTAACGCCGCTGACTACTTAGGTACAGTAACACTATCTAACGTAGTATTCAGCTAATCAACGTACCAAGAGGTTTCGTAAGTATAAAAGGGCTCTTCGGAGCCCTTTTTCTATTCTACATAAATACTAATGTCAATTTGCATAGGGCAAAAATATTATGCGGAATCCTACCGCGTATGACATAGAACGTCAACATAAGGAGAAAACAAATGGGACGTCCATTAAACAAAAAATTCTTTGGTCAAACAAACATTGCCGCTACAGGTGAAGGCACCGGTGGTGAAGGTGTTGCCAGCGTAACAATTGCGGCACCAATTGCGGCAGATCTAACAGGAACAATCACAGTTACATTTTCAGCACCACAAATTCCAGGTGGCGAAACAGCAACTGGTACAGCAGTAGTAGATGGTAACAATGATCTAACAGGTATTGAAATTACTAATGCAGGTTCTGGTTACACATCGTTACCAACATTTACAGTTGCTGATGGTAACGAAACAGCAACATACACTAGCGGTTCAGGCGGCGTTACTGTTGCACTAACTAGCGGAGCAAGTGCTCGTCAAAATTCTATTACAATTACTGGTTGGATTCCAGCAAGTGGTGCCGCAGGCTATATCAGCGGCACCGGCGGAAGTTCATCTGTAACTGGCGATATTCTTCGTCAAGTTGGCAGCAACAAATATGTTATTCAAACAGCACAGGGTATTGGTAGAGTCAAACTAGTTGCTGATACAGTAGCAGAAGGTGAAGCAACAATTATTGCTACTGATTCAAACGGCAATACATATTATGTTACTAAGCTAACAGCTCACAAGGCAAAACTAACAAGATTAGTTGACGACGGCAGTGACGGTGATTGGTTGTTTGCAACAGGTGATCTAGCAAAATGGTCATTTGATGCAGCCACAAGCGACATCGTTCAGATTGCTAACCGTTAATTAATTTAAGGGACTCTGTCTCTTATTAGGAATAAAGAATGTCAAGAATAGTTAAAGTCAGTGAAAACAATTATAAACTCCAAGTGCAAACTGGAGGTGTTATAACTTTAGATACTGGTAACCAACTTGGTACAGTAGTTGTTACTGGCGACCTAACTGTTCTTGGCAATACTACAACGGTAGAAAGTGAAACTCTTAATGTTAAAGACAACATTATCTATCTGAATTCCGGTGAAACAGGTGCTGGTGTTACACTACAAACATCAGGAATTCAAATAGATCGAGGTTCAAGTTTAGATGCACTTATGGTCTTTGACGAAACGGTCAATCACTATAATCCAACACTGGCTAGCACAACATTTGGTACGTTTGTTTTTAAACTAACTAACGGACTAATGCGTGGTATTAAGACTAACAGCATTTCAACAGGCGGAGCAAATCTTGGATTAATCAATTCAGGAACTGGTGTTGTTACTGTTACAGGTACTACAAACTATCATGATCAAGTTCAAAATGGTGGAGACCCAGATGTACTAGTAACAAGAGGTTGGGTAACTAGATATGTTAATTCTTCTGGCTATCCTAACGGTGTTGCTATTGTTGATAGACTCTATAGAAGCGACACGGGTATACAGGCATACGACACCAGTTTAGACGGTGGTACTAGCAATATTAAACTAAAATTTGATAACGTAGTAAAAGCAACGTGGACTGCTACAACATTTAACATTAATGCAGATATCGATGTCAATGGAAAAACATTGATCAGCAACAACACCATCAGTGCTCAAACAGCAGGTGATAATCTACGCCTTGTACCAGCGGCTGGTAAAAATATTGAAGTAGATAGTCCACTACAGTTAAATATTCAAACAGATCCATCTGCAGAATCAGGACACGTTAAATTATATTCAAAGAGTCCAGGTACTAATTATGGAACGCCAGGAAAGACTGGACTTTATTTTGTTAATACACTAACACAAGACGAATTAATTGCAAAAAACAGATCTTTATTATGGAGTATGTTGTTTTAAGGAAAAGAAAACATGGCATTGACAAGCACATTAATTGATGATCATCCATCAAACACAGTAATTTATACCAGTAGCGGAATAAACGCTATTACGGCATTGATCATCTGTAACACCGCAACATACAATCCGTCTAGCCCACAAGACGGTTTAACATATCTAACTTTATGGGCTAAAAAGAGCGGAATAGCTGTTGGCGCTGTCAATCAGATTGTCAATGCTATGCCAGTGCCAGCAGGCGAAACAGTAAGTTTTGACACAGAAAAATTAGTATTAGATGACGGAGACCAGATTGTTGCCTACTGTCCAGTTCCTACAAATTTATCAGCAACAGTTAGCACACTGCCAGTATAATGAGATATTTAAGACAACAAGTATTAAATCGTCGCAGTCCTACAGACTTTAGCATTAAAGTTGACATGACTGACGGCGTTGTTATGGACACAACTAACAATCTGTTGATGCCTAAAGGCACAACGGCTCAAAGACCAG